TCATTTACAAATTTGGTGCGAGATTGATGAGATGTATGACCAGAAATGCGAGAACTGTAACTCTCCTTTACAGAAAATGGTGTCTATGTTTGCAAAGACACCTAATCGATGGGGTGACTCTAATGGTTATTTTGATAGAGGTCTTGGATGCTATGTTGCAAACTCAATGGAACGAGAACGAATAATGAAGGAAAAAAACCTTCGTCCCGTTTCCCAAGAAGAGTTGGATGACCTACAACACGAAGAGAAAGTCTCGCACGATAAACACGAGAAAGATGTAGCTACATTTACTCAGAAGTACAAAGAAACAAAAGATTTTGCAACTGCAGCTGCACATACCTTTGATCCAGACTTAACTCACCGCAATGAACGATTTGAGTTTGAGAAACCATGGAAAGAAAATTTAAAAGTTATAACCAAAGATGAGGAAGAATAACATGAGCATCCCAACAGATTTAATGCTTGAAGCACAAGAGATAGATATGATGGACAACCAGATTGCATCCGAGATGATTTTGCCAGAAGGCAAGTTTAGCAAGGGCGCACTCAACCGTTTGGTCAAAGAATTGAATGTTGTGTTAGGTTTATTTCAAGACAGCTATCCGGAGTTTGAAGAAGATATCACTATTTTTCCAGAGGAGTTTGTAGTAAAATTACAAATGGTTGGTAGTGCTGCTGCTGATGCTGGTGTTGATTTTGATTTTAATCCTGCTGAGATTGGAGATGATAGAGATTTGGCTATCCTTTCAGGACGTTTAAAGAAGCTGGGAAAAGAAAAAACTTTCAAAAAGTTTCTTGAGGACAACACCTTGGTTCCCGAAGAAGAAGTAGTTGAAGAAACAGTGGTCCAGGAAGAACCAACACCAACAACAGATGTTGAAGCTATCTTTGCAGGGAGGATGTAAATGTCAGAAGAAACTACAAATAGCGGAAATGTAGAATCAACAGAGACAACTACACAACCTGAAACAACTGACCAAGTTGAACAACCTAGTTCCGGTGCTCCTTTTCCACAAGATGATTATGATCAACGTGTTGAACAACTATTACAACAACATGAGAAAAAACAATCTTTACAAGAACAACAACAACAGCAAGATCAACAACAGCAAGATATTGACTATGCATCAATGAAGTTGGAAGAAGGCGAAAGTTGGGACAGCATTTTTAAATCGATGCCTGAAAATGTACAACGCGCAATGGGTTCTCTTCGAGGTGACTATACCAGGAAGATGCAAGAGTTGGCAAAGCAACGTCGAGAGTTGCAAACATTACAATCTAATCTGACAACCAGTGAAGCCTATCAGTCATTGCAAGCAACGGCTCAAGCTGCCAGAGAAGCAGGAGAAGACTTTGATCCGTTCGACAATCAATCGATGAGCAACTACATCAATGGATTGGTAGCCCAACGAGTACAGGAAATCATGCAGCCATTGGCCGTTGAGCAACAAAAAAATGCCAATATGAGAAAGTTAAATGACTTCATGGATGAGCATCCCGAACTGAGAACAGATGAACCTCTGCGCCAGGAGGTTGCATCGTTGCTTCAAAAAAATGAATCGATGACTCTCCAACAAGGATATTGGATTGTAAAAGGACAACGCTCTGAAAAACAGAATGCTTTACTTGCTCAAAAAGAACAGCAGAAGAAGCAGATTAACAAACAGGTTGCTGACCGTATCGGAAGCGGAAGAAAGTCTGGAATGACCGCTCCTGCAAACGCAGAGAAGATGTCTGCCGCTGACATCTATAACTATCTACTTGCACAAAAGAAATAATTTTGGTAAAGTAAGAGAGTACTTGAGGACCCGATTGGATACTCCAACAGTACCGCCCCAAAAATGGACACGCGAAATACGAAATAATAATTTTATTGAATAGGTGAAATCATGGGTATCCAATATGATATTCTGGCGTCGACCCTACGTATCCTTCGCGATCGAGAGGTTGACAATACTTTTCGCACTATTCCCCTTCTTGAAGCTGTTCAACGATTGGGAAATGTCGAGAAAGTAAATGGTGGTCAGAAAGTAGACCATCCTGTAATTCTTGCAGAACACAGTAACATTACACAACTTGCCACTGGTTATGAATCAATTAACCTTGCTGTTAAAGACGCTCTTCGTACAGCTAGTTTTGATTGGTGCGACTTTGCTGCTCCTGTTGTTATTACTGAAAAAGAACAACTAAGTAACAAAGGTGAACGAGCAATCATTCGTATTGCTGAAGCTCGCTTGAAGTCCGTTATGGGAATGCTGAAACGTGAATGGTGTAAGCAAGTTGTTAAAGGTGACTCTTCAGTTTTGACTGACTTGAACACTTTTAATGGTGAAGGTGTAACCGTTACAACTCCAGCAGACAATACTGGTTTCTTTGAGATTGATGCATTTGGAAGTCAAAACAATATTGTTGGTGGTATTTCTAAAGGTTCCTTCAAAGAGTCTTGGCAAAATCAAGTGGCAGATGTAGATCCAGCTAAAAAGTTTGCTACAAATGGACTGAAGTCTATGAGCAACTTGATGATCAATACTCAAATCTATGCTCCAGAAGGAGAGGTTGATTTGATTTTGGCATCTCCAACATCATACGAATTGTATCGTAATGAGTTGGAAGAGCAAGAACGATACACTTCTGCGGAACAAATGAAGGACCTGGTTGGAAGAATGGCATTGATGTACAACGGTGCAATGATGTATATTGATCCAAACTTGGGATATCAAGTTAACGGAAGTACTGACAAAATCAGTATGTTCTTCTTGAACTCAAAATTGTTTACTGTCTATTTTGATCAAGATGCTTTCTTTGAAATGGGTGATATGGAACGTATCTCTGGATACGCTGCTGCATCTGCTAACATTCTTGTTCGTACACAACTTGCCACAAGTCATCTTGCTGGTCACGGTGTACTTGTCAATGGGGAGGAATAATCATGGCTACAAATACTTTATTACAATACTTACAATCTACTGATGGTGATGGCGTTGCTCTTGGAATAACTCCTTCAAATCGTAGACAAGTTGAACGTTTTATTGCTAGTTCTGCTATTGCTGCTGGTGATATTGTTGCTCTTGATATTACCAAAACAGCTGATGGAGACAAATCTCTTTTTGTTGTAAAAGCAGATACAAGTAAAGGTGAAACAACATTAACAATTGGTGTTGCTCTTGAAGCAGCTGAAGCTGATGCTGAACTTAATGTTGTTATTAGAGGTCTTGTAAAAGATGCTAATGTTGCTAGTGGTGGTGCTGTTGGTGACCGCATTGTTGGTTCCGGTACTGCTGGAAGAGCTACACAATATGCTGCGGGTTCTAGCCAAGCTGTTCTTGGATATCAAATGGCTGCTGCTGCAGCTAACAAAGCAGACGTTTTTATTATTAAACAATTCTAAAAACCTTTTGGTTCTCCCCTGGCCCCGCTTCAGGGGAGTTTCCTTTTATTTTAAGAGGCTGATATGAATCTTTCTGAGATACGTGAATACATTGGTAACATACTAGATTATCAGCCTGAGATTACAACCTATCAAAAACAGCTTGATGATGTAATCAATGAGCAATACTTTCGGCTTTTCAATGCCAAGCCATATACCTTCGCTCAAAAACAAGTGCTGATCAAGGCACGAAAAGATGTAGACCTACCCAATCTGATTGTTACCAATGCAAGTAATCTGATTACACTTTCAGTTGCTGGATTCACTCAAGAAATGGAAGGAATGGTAATTGAATTTGATGGTGTTGAATACGAGATTGCTTGGGTTGATACAGTGTTGCGTGCATATCTTACAGAGGTTTATGCGGGTGCAACAGCAACATTGACAGCCAAAGTGAAGTTTCGATACATCGATATGCCCAGTGATTGTGTAGAGATTATGCAGGTCATGAAACGTGCTATGACTCTCACGCCACAAGAACCTGGACGGATGGTTCCTGTTACCAGGTATGAAGATGAATACTACAATCTTCCTCTCAATGAAGTTAACCTTCCAAACTATTGGGTTCCGTACGATGATTACAGTATTGGTGCTCCAAAGTTTATGCAGTTTACCAAAACAACAAGTGGTTCTGGGCATGGTATACGAACACTAGAGTTAGCTGCTACCTGGTCCTATGGAGGAAGAGAAAGTGCATTGTCAAAAGTAACAACACTTTCTTTGATTGATACAGAGAAGGTTCAGTTTACATATACAAATCTTGCAAACTCAACTGGGCTACACTACAAAGTGTATGTTCGCTGTACAGAAATTGGAATGAACAAGTTTTATCATGTATCCGATGATGCAGGGACCGCTGAGTTTGCTCCTTCTGGTGGTGGTACATTTACATTTACATTGCCTGTCTCTGGATTCACTGATGCTTTTGAAACACTCAACACAAGATACAGTGAGGTTGATGGAAACACTCAACGAATACGCCTCTATCCCCGGCAGGATCAGGACTTTGAACTGACAGTTCGTTATATGTATCGACCGAAGAAGCTGATTGATGATGCTGATACTCCCGAAATTCCCTCAATCAGCCATCAAATACTAGCCTATATGACTCTTCGAGATATATTTGTTAAGTTTGATAATACAGCACAAGCTCAATTGTACGATCGAAAAGTGGTACAAGAGATCTTGAAAATCGATCAGCGATATCTCAATCAGATAGCGAAGAGATACATCAAACGAATGATGACCAGTGGAAGAACTGATCCTGTTCCTCTTTATACACCTTTGACACGAACGTAGCATGAAGAATCAACAAGCGATTGTCAATGCTTTGAGTGGTATCAATGAATTGCAACCACAGCAACCAAGTCAATTATCAGAGCTTGTTAATTGGCACACTGATGATTTAAGTGGTGGTTGGTCCAATAAGCTAGGTTATGAAAAATACTTTGCGTGGAAAACCGATTGGGAACCGTTTACCTCATTGAAAAAAGTAGACAGTCTATTCTACTTCCATCGCCATCAAGGAGCACAAGACAGTATTATTTTTGAGGCTGGTGGGAAACTCTATCACTTGTTTGAGCATGGTTCAGCAGCTATAAAAACATTGGTTGATGATCGAACTATACCAAGAAGTGTTGAGCCATCAACTCAATATCTACCTATCGGTAAGTTTCTTACTGTTGTCAATGGGTATGATCGGCCAATCAAATATCTGGGATGGCCAATTCTGAGGATTACGGGTACATTTAATCCGGCGATTTATCCATTGGGTTTTCATCGAGTTCCAGGTACTCCTGTTGCATGGGGAGTAGAACCTAACCCAACCGTAGCTACCACCACCAACACCAACAGTATATCTGTGCAATTTAAAGCAGTTCCCGAATTGGGTTTGGGGATTGATGAAGATACTAAAAAGAATAGCTATCGATGGAAGGTATCATTTATTAACAATGCTGGTGCAGAGTCTCCATTGAGTTCTGCATCTGAACAGGTAAACTGGACAACGAATGCTTCTGAATTTCGATATGCTTGTGCAATTGAAATACCAGTTGGTGAAAATGATGTGGTAGCTCGTCGCTTGTATCGGACCAAGAACTTTTCTACTGATGGTGGTAATGATGGAAGTCTGTATTATTATGTGACAGACATTCCAAACAACAATGAAACGCTGTACATTGATAGTACACCTGATTTAGGATTGGGAACTCTTGCTCCTGGACCAACAGAAAGTATTGTTTTTCCATCCTTTAATTGTCGCTTTACTGGTTTGTACAAAGACTGTCTCTTCATCGATGGTGGAAAGAGCAATGATACAGTTATTTATTATTCCAATCCATCCAGACCAGATCAGTTTTCAGCCCTAGATTTTATCTCTGTTGGCAATCGTCAGGGAGGAGGCATCACTGGTTTCTTTGGATACTTTGGGTATATGTTAGTCTTCCGGGAGAACTCTATTGATGTTATTCAAGGAGACTATCCAAACTTTGTAGCAACACCGTTCCAAGAACATATTGGAACCAAAGCCGTGGATACAATTACGTCAGTCCCAGGATTGGGTGTTGTCTTCCTTACAACAGATGGTGTCTATGCAGTGGGAGCCAACTTAGAATACTCAGATACAACGAGCGTTGTAAAGATATCTCATGAGTTACAAGATACTATTTCAACGATGAATGTAGCTACCATTGCTCAGGCAACAGCCTGTTATTCTGAGAAGCACAGAGAATGGCATTGCTATTTTGCTGTTGATGGTTCTCCTATCAACAATACTGGGATTGTATATCATACTGATAAAAAGGTTTGGTCCATACGAAAAGAGTTTCCGGTTAACAATATGGTCAAGAATTCAGATGCAGATTTAATCTTTGGATTGAATGCTTCTGCTGCTACTGCTGATGATCCAGCTGGATTGTTTGTTGTTTCCAGGAAACGAGCCACAGGAGAAAAGATTGATGGAGAAGAAATGGTCAATAAGCCGCCGCCATCGAGTAAGATTGCGAGTGCGTGGTTGGATATGGGAGATCCGGCTCTCAAGAAAAAGGTCCATGCAGTCTTTTTGTATATTCGGACGGGTGGTTCACAAAAAATCGAACTAACCTATCTCAAAGATTTTGATTACAATCTACAAAAAAATTCTACAAAGGGGATACTACAACGTCCAGATTTTACCAATCAAAAGATTTATGATTTGGTGTCTCTAGATAAAGGAGACTTTTGGGAAGAGCCAGTGCTTACTCCTATTCGTTTTGATGTTCATAATGCCAGTTGTAGTTGGTTCCAATGGTTTGTAGAGACAACAGAAGATGTTGTTGTTGTTGGTTATGCTATTGATTTTACAGCTTCCAATATGAGAATTATTGCAGGGAAAAAGCTATGAGTAAGAAGTGGACAGAAGCCTATCCTCGTAAAGATACGATTGTTGATCTCAAGGAATTCAATGCTGGATACAATGCTTACAAGAGTTCCTTTAATGGAGACTTGGATAGAACAACATTGAAAGATAACTTCTTAGATGAAGATGTTGTATCTAGTGGAGCCTTTCACCAGGTCCAGGTTGTCAACTCAAATGATATGAACAAACGTACAGATGCAGCTACAGGTGCAGCAGGAGAATGGAGAGGCGCATCATACACCACTTACAATGGTGGTTGGATGGAGATTGATAGTGTTGACCTAACCAAGTTTAAAGATGGTATGTGTCACTGGGAATATACATTTTTTTATTACAACTATATTAAATATAGTTGGTCTAGTGCACTTCCAAATGAAGATCAAAAAGGATTACAAATTCGAATGAAATGGGATGGTGTTGTTGTTTTTGAAAGTTACAAGATACCTCAACCAATTGGTACAGCACGATTGATAGCTGACTTTCCAACAACAGGAGGAACACACACTGCTACTGTTGAAATTAGACAAATGCAACAAAACAGTAATGATGATGTTGATGTAAACATTGTTAATGTTGTTAGTCCATCTCATTTATTTATAGGACGGTGGCGATGAGTATTATCAAAAATACAGGTATAAAACGAGGAGATAAACTCACAGCAACAGATTTAAATGCTGAGTTTACATCTGTTAATTCAGCATTTAAAATGGATGCTGAGAATTTCCGTAACGAAGCTATTGATTCACCATCGTTGAAAACAGCAGCAGCCAGTGGACAATCTGGTATTATTTTAAAAGATGCTGCTACATATACATTGTTTAGTGGTACATTAAACGTTGCATCAAACACCGTAGCAGATACTTCTCCACCAGCAGCAGCAACAGAAATAGGAGCACAAGCCGTTCCAATTGTAGCTAAGGCTAATGATATACTTCGTGTGTATTGGCAATATGATTACAATACAGAAGGAAATAATTCTGCTGCACCAATTAACATTGACCGAAGATTATGCTGGGCTATTTGGTTAGAGTGGAAAACAAGTAGCGGTGGTGCTTATACTCCAGTAGCAGGACAATCTGATTTGGACAATGCCATAACTGTTAGCAGTGCTACAAAATATGGAGGTGTGTCTGCTGACATGAAAGCAACATCATTGGATATGCATTGCATTCAGTTTAGAGAAAGCGCAGCTAATCAAACTGTGTATCCAGGAAGAAGAGGAGGATATGGCCAGTATTATTATAAATTTCCTTCTGATACAACACTTTATGGATTACGATTAATGGCCCGTGGATTGTATGAGCCTGTGTATGCAACAACATCAAATGGAATTAAATCTGTTGCTGCTTCTGGAACTGTTCATAAATTAATAATTTATCGTGCTGAGTTATCTTTTCTTTTGATGAGGAATGAATAATGCCGATTACTTTTCCAAAGACTTGGTCCACAGGTGAAACTCTTAAGAGTGCTGATGCCCTGGGTAACCTTGACGCAATGAAAAATGAAGCTCAGAAGTTAGATACTGCTAATGTTGAACAAGCTAATCCTTGGATAACAACTGCTCATATTATGCAACCAAGATATGATGTTACCACTAATATTACCAATAATGTTTCTGGTGTTTTTGGTGGTAGAAACAATGGTGGGACTTGGCAAAACACATCTTATGTTACACGTTGGATGATGCCAGCTACTTTTAGTAGTGATGCTGTTCAATTTGTTCCTTTAACCTGCCTTCAGATTGATATTACTCGTCCTCATACCATCTTTTTTCAGTGGTGGATCAATCACCAATCTCCTCG